TGACGCAACCAAGTTCGTCAAAATCGTTAACGCCTAAACCGAATGACGAAGAGAGAGATCTGAACGATGCCGACATACACAGTGACGCACCACCAGCGTCTAGACAATGTCGCCGTCGTTCAGACTCTCGAGTCAACCGACATCGCAATCGGTCAACAGATCACACTCTCAGGACTCGGACACAGTCTCAACGGCACACACACAGTGTTCGCAGTGCCGACCTACTTGTTCATCGGTGTAGACGACGAAGGTGACTATCTCTACAACTATGACGTCATTATTCCGAATCAGTTGCTCTTTCAAGACGCAGGAGATGACCTTGAGCGTTCAGCTGCAGATCCTGTCGGCTCGCTCGTCTGGACTCAGACTTGCACATGGATAACAGTTGCGGATCTGACCGAGTTTCTCGGAATTAGCGGAGCGACCGCCAACGACACAGCTTTCATGACCTCATCAGTTAACGCTTCAAATGCATGGTCATTTCGACGCAGAGTGCAGGCCGGCTACCACGACAGTCTCACGACCGTCCCTGATGCTGCAGTCAAAGCTGGCGTCGTGCTTATGGCGGCCTCGTTGTACCGTGAAAGAGGGAGCATCGACTCCTTCCAAAGCTTCCAAGACATGAGCATCAGCGCACCAGTCGCCTCAATGGGCCGAATCAACCAGTTGCTCGGCATCAAGAGAAGTCAAGTGGCATGAAATGGCAGGCATCTTCACAGACGCAATTGACGCAGTCTCGGCGACGATCACAGCTCTCGGCCTCAAGCCGGTCACTGATCCTCGGAACGCTCGACCTCTTACTGTATTCATTGAGCTTCCTACTTTCACTTCGTTCAATAACCAAACAGCGGACATCACGATTGATCTCCGAGTCTTGGGCGCGCCACCCGGCAACCAAGACACTACGGACTACATACTCGGAGTCGTTGATCAACTCATGAACTCTTCTCTCGCAGTCACAGCTGGACGACCCACAGTCGCTCAGATCGGATCGCAAGATCTCCCTGCATACGACCTCACAATTAGAATCGGCTCAAGCCGCAGATAAAAGGACAAACAATGCCCACAACATATTTATCAAACCCAACAGTAAACGTGACAAGCCCGTCGGCAATCGCGCTCACTTCAAACTGCAGTGCAGCGGTGCTCACTTTGACTGCGGAGGCTTTGGAAAACACGAGCTTCGGTCAGACATCACGCACCTTCACGGCAGGCCTCTTCAGTAATGAATTGACCTTAACCTTGTTTCAAGGTTACGGAACGAACGAAGTAGAGACCTACTTGAACAGTTTGTTCGGTGTTGCTTCAACGATCGTTGTCAGCCCGTCTGGAACAACTGAGTCAGCTTCGAATCCTGAGTACACGCTGACTGGTTGTTACCTTGAGACCGTGACACCGATTAATGCGACCGTGGGTGAGCTCTCAGTTGTTGAGGCCGTTTTCAAGGGTGGAACCTACGGACGAGACATCGTCACCCCATAATCCAGTAATCCGATCCCGACTAAGGAGAACACATGAAACTCACTCTCAGAGTGAAATTGTACGAAGGCGAAACCTACGAAGTGATCACGAACCTTTTCGTGATCGTTTCGTGGGAACGCAAAATGAAACGACGAGCTTCAGACTTGTCAAACGGAATCGGCATGGAAGATCTTGCATACATGGCCTACGAAGCCAGTAAGCAACAAGGCCACCCCGTACCTGTCTCGTTTGACGAGTTCATCAAGAAGCTCGAAGATCTTGAAGTCGTGGATACTGCAATTGCAGTCCCTACGCAGGAGGCCACCGGAAGCAACTAGCAGAACTGCTTGTCGCGACTGGATTCTGGCCTCCGAACATAACATTCGAACAAGACGATCTGGCGACTTGCGTCCAGATCATCAACGAGCAGAGACGAAAACAATAATGGCAGCATCAGTCGGAATCCAATATGACGGACTGAAGCAGGCTCTTCGTGAGATCGGCAAGATTGATCCTGCGCTTCGTCGCCAGATTACAAAAGACATCAAGAACGCGATGAACCCATTGTTCTCAGCGATACAAGACTCAATCCCATCGTCTGCACCGTTGCAAGGACAAAAGCACAACGGACGCACTGCATGGAAAAATGAGTCAAAGAACGTCACGATCAAAGTTGACACTCGAAAAGCTCGTTCACGCAACCTTTCACAAGGCGCACAATTTGAGTCTGTTGCCACAGTCAAGATCACGGCAAAAGGTGCAGCTCTGTCAATGGCAGACATGGCAGGACGAGGCCCGAATCAGACACGCAACAGCAACCCTCTCAGAGCCCGTCCGGGCTTCGCTGGATACTTGACAGCATCTCTCGGTCGTGGGCCGTCACGCTTCGTGTGGGCGCGTTCTGACGACTACTTAGACGAGATCACACGCAATGTTGACCAGATCGTTATTGAAGTCATGAACGACGCGAACAAGAGACTGGTCAAACGCTAATGGCAATTAACCTCCCGATCATTTCCGAATGGAATCCTGCTGGCATTGACAAAGCCATTAACGACTTTAAGAAGCTGGAGACCAACGGACAGAAAGCATCGTTTGCAATCAAGAAAGCTGCAGTCCCGGCAGGCCTTGCAGTCGCTGCTCTTGGTGCTGTCGCTTTTGATGCTGTCAAAGCGTTCGCCGAAGATGATGCTGCAGCACAAAAGCTCGCCACAACACTCGGCAACGTCACCGGAGCAAGCGACAAACAGATTGCAAGTGTTGAGGACTTCATCACCAAAACTTCACAAGCTGCAGCAGTCGCAGACGACGAACTACGCCCAGCACTCGACTCGCTTGTTCGAGGCACAGGAGACATTACTAAAGCTCAGGACTTGCTCGGTCTGGCACTTGATGTCTCTGCCGGTACTGGGAAAGATTTGGGGGCAGTCTCCGACGCGTTGAGCAAGGCATTTAATGGGAATCTTGGCCCACTTAAAAAACTTGATCCAGCACTTGCCGATCTGATTAAAAGCGGAGCAACCACCGACGAAGTTTTCGCAGCAATGAGCGAGACCTTCGCAGGTCAAGCGGACACTGCAGCGAACACGACACAAGGCAAAATGAAGAACCTTGGAATCCAGATGGGCGAACTCAAAGAGTCCATCGGCGAAGCTGTCGCACCACTCGCCGAGAAACTCCTCCCAAAGTTCCTTGCGTTCTCGGCATGGATTCAAAAAAACAAGACGCTCGTCGTCGTGCTCGGCGCGATTATCGGCGGACTCGCTGCAGCCATCATCGCAGTTAACACGGCAATGACAATCTGGACAGCAACCACTAAAGCGTTCTCAGCCGTTCAAGCCGCTTTCAATGCTGTCATGGCCCTAAACCCAATCTTCTTGATCGTCGCTGCAGTCGTCGCAATAATCGCCGTTCTGGTCATTCTGCAGAAAGAGTTTGGACTCTTTGACGGTGTGATTCGAGTTGTCGGTGACGCGTTCGCTGCAGTATGGGCCGCGATCAAAACAGTGTTTGACTGGGTGAAAGATAACTGGCAGCTCTTGCTCGTCATCTTGACAGGCCCGTTCGGTCTCGCTCTCGCTTTTGTGATCAGATTCAAAGATCAGATCATCGGCTTCATCAAAGGAGTCATTGACTGGGTGACTAACAACTGGAAGCTCATTCTTGCAATCTTGACAGGCCCGTTCGGGTTGGCGATTGCGTTTGTCATGAAGTTCAAAGATGACATCTGGAATCTTTTAAAAATTGCCAAAACAGGCATTGCGACAATCATGGGCGGTGTCGCTGACGTTATTTTCGGGCCATTCAAAACAGCGTTCAATGCCATTGCGAAACTGTGGAACAACACTGTCGGCAAACTGTCATTCACTGTGCCCGGCTGGGTTCCGGGCATTGGTGGCAAAGGCTTTGATGTTCCAGACATACCCATGCTTGAAAACGGAGGCATCGTCACAAAGGCGACATTGGCAATGATTGGCGAAGGCAACGAACCCGAAGCAGTGATCCCGTTGTCAAAGCTGGGCAGTATGGGATTCGGTGGTGGCGGTAACACGTTCAATGTCACAGTCACTTCGGCAGATCCGAACGCTGTCGTCGCAGCTCTTCAACGCTATGTCC